ACGTTATTAGATATGTTTTTCATTGTTTCCCCTTTGTTTTATTGTTATTTGCGATGTAATACTATCTAAATTCTATTATTATGAGACAGGCGGCGGATCCATACCGCCGCCGGATAAAGTCCGTTATTTAGTTGCTTATCCCTGCTATATAGCTATTGATATTATAATATAGGTCTTTTTTGGTGGTATATCCTGTATGTAGTATATTTTTTACACCGCCGCCGTTGTTTACTATTTGAACTAATTGGCAGCCGCCGTAAGCACAGTCTATATAATACGTGCCAATATTAGCGCAAAGCTTTCCGACTTTTTTTGAATAGGGCTCGGGGTTGTTGTTTGTTAGCTGGTTTAAATATGCTACCCTGTTTTCAAGGTCTTTGGTTGATATTCTCATGTTTTTTATCCTTTTTATTTAGTTATTGTTTAAAAAATTTACTTTTCTGTTAATACTGTTTAAGTATTTTATTATACCATTAATTAGTTTTTGTTCACATAATCCACGCTGTGCAAGTAAAATCATATTTTCACTAACAAATACTAATTCCTTTTTATCATTGTAAATCAAGGGTTTTGTTTTCATCTGTTTTATTTCCTTTATTTAGTTTATTTATTGTTATTTAGCTGTATTGTTCAATATCTTGGATTACACTGTCTCCTTTTGATTAAATTACAAATTCGCTGTAATCTGTCCATAAAGATCCATTGTTAATCAGCGTATCGAGTGCAGTCCCTTTTTTCCAATAACCACGCCCTTCTGTTTTATCTATAAATTCCTCAATAGATATTTCTTCAAAATTTGCCTTTGCCTCTTTATATCTATGGAATATTTTTACTCTTTTAAGTTTCATTACACAACCTCCTCCCAATATTCAATAAATTTATCCATATTTTTCTTCACTTTTTCAGATGGATTAATATGATTCTTATAGTCTTTAATACAATTATCTATTAAAGTTTTTGATATTTGAGGTTCGTTTTCTTCAAGCCAATCAAGTGCATCATCAATACATTGATACACACCCTCATTTCCAAATCTTTCTGCAACACCTTTAATCATATTACGCAAATCATTTGAGGTTCTAATTTGATGCGTCTTTTTAAAATATCTTACAAGAACATCCCAATCTTTGCTTGGAATTTCAAGTGTATGTTTGATTGCTATTTTCTTCATTACACAACCTCCTTGTTTTTTATCCTTTATTTAGTGTTGTTGTTAAATTAACTTACCATAAGTTACGGGCTTTAATTAATACAATGCAAGCACTTTGTTAATTATTTTTTACAGCGGGCAAAACAAACACAGCAAGTAATACAAAGCATAGGTAAGAATTCAACAGCATAAGCTTTAAAGCATAGATCAAAACAAACCAGGGCAAAGCACAGCACAGAATAAAACAAGGTTGGAAGGTAATTAGATAAAATTAAAATATAGCTGCAACGGGTCCTCACACACCACCCACAACACACAACAACACCAGGCAAGGCGGATTGAGAGCTTCACGAGGAGGGTGAGAGCGTACAGCACAAAAGCAGGATAGGGCATCCACTCACCTCACAAAATGCAATTATTAAGTACAGATAGCATAAAAATTAAAAATATTTCATAGAAGTGCCTGTAGCACTTAAATTATAAGCTATGGAAGCTAAGAAGATAAGTGCCAAACAATATACCAGAGATTTAGCGTTGAAGCCTGTAATTGAAAAAGCTATTGAGGTTTATGCTTGTAAGCCGGATATACGCCATCAAGATGCAGCAGCGATGCTTAAAGTTTCAGAGAATACTTTGTATAAGCTCCGGCGTGATCCGAACTTTTGGGAACAGGTGTATAATTACTACATGGTTACTTTTGAGGGTGATGTTGTAGGCATACTTCGTGCTATGGTGCGTGAAGGTTTAGCTGGTAATGTTCAGGCTGGTAGGCTTGTGTTGGAACATAGTGGTAAATTACAGAAGAATATTAACATTACTATTCAATCGCCGTTTGAGAAGTGGATGGATAAGGCTAAGGGTGGTGTTGAGATTGAAGATGCAGAGATAATTGAGGATTTAAAGGCTATAGAAGATGATTTTAGTGATTTGCCGCCGAGATCAGCAGATAAAGGAACATGGAAGGCACGGAACGATCATATAGCCGTTAGAAATGCCACTACAAAGGAAGAAAGCCGTGTTAGGCGGAATGAGGCTCGGAAGATAATGAGAAGGTGGCTTAAAAGGGCAAATGCGGTAGGGGTTGAGCCTTTACCGGCACGCCGCCCAACACCGGGGCAACGAAAGGCTTGGGAAAAGAAGATTATAGCCGCAGAGAAGAAGGCATAGGAACATTAGCTGGAACAAGCTGGCAATAACAAAACTCTTTACAAACTGAAAACCCGGAAGCGGGCAAACCAATAGATTCCCATGTATTCCAAGTTTCTACCTGCCCTATTCTACCTTCGCAATCAACGCATATTTTAGGTGAACCAACAGATACCCACTGCATCATTACGCTATCCCCATAAACTCTATCCGCTCCGAGCCGAGATGCCTGCATAACTGAAGATACGATTCCTCGCTTAATATTATTTCGTAATTCCCCGAAGATTCTTCCATTCGTGGCAAGATCATTTCCGAGTATATTAAGGATTTCTGCCTCTGTAATTCCTGCGTTGCGAAGTAGGGCGATTTCTCTCTCGATCTTCGTAACGAATATATCAATCGCAAAGCTAATCCCAAGTGTTGCCCACAAAAGGATGTTCTCATCCTCTTCTTCAATAACTTGCGTATCTTGTTCTTCATCTGCCATTATTTTTTAAGTGCCTTTGCTATACTTTTGGATATGCTTTTCATTACCTTTTTTGAATTGGCTTCATAATTAGGATGCCCCTTAGAAAACCCAATAAAAGGTCGTTTAGGGCGTTTTTTTGAGCCTGATTCTTTACCTGTATGATTCCACCAGCCATATTTATTCATTGAGAGAGTATCTTCTTTAGCCTTAACACTTTGGTATAGCCAGCCCTTATCTATCATAACCTTATCATGCCCTTTTAATAATTTTGTAAATGAAGCATTATCATCAAGCCCTGAACCATCTCTGCCTCTCTGGTTATCAATATTTCGCAATGTTTCTGATTCCCACTGCTTGGCTACGGTAGAGGAAGTACCTTTAAGTATCTCTTCTATTTTACCCGCTAATTTACCGAAATCAAAGGTTGTTTTAATCTGTAATTTCACGGGCGAACCTTTCTCCTGCTCTTTTAGCCTCTTGATAGCGTGGCACTTCTTCTAAAATGGCACTTTCTGCGAACCCTTCAGCCCATTCCTGTGGGCTTTTAAGAATTTCCTCTATGTTGCCTGTAAGTTTTATATCAAACTTCGTTAGTTCTTTGAGATACTTGGCGTGCTTTCTCAAAGATAGAAAGTTTTTCGTTTCTCTGCTTGTTTCCGGCAATTGATAACTCCGCTTGTTCTAAGGTTAGATCGTTATTGTATTCCATTAAAAGCCCCACTTCGTTAATTAAGTTCATTTCTAAGCGGTGCTTATCCCATAATATTTGATCCTGCACTGTTTTTGGATATTCCGGCTCTTTAAAGTCCAATCCAAGGTCATCCGGCAGTGAAACGCCGAAACTTTTAGCAATTTTGCGTTCTACGCTGTATAAATCTTCCTCATACATCCGCCAGAGGGCTAAATCATCGAGATAATCCTCTGTGCGTTCCAAATCCTTTATCATAAGTGAAATCCCGGATGGCACTTCACCCCCCTGTTCACTCCACTGCACCCAAAGATGGTTGTTCTGGGCTACAAGCTCTACTAAGAACTTAATGTTCTCAATAACACTTACTACATTGCCCTGCGGTGCTACAATATCATAACTTGAGCCTTCTGGAAGTTCTAAAGTAACATCTGAGCCAGTTCTTTGTTTGTTGCCCATCTCAGCACCAACCATCACCGGCTGCCCGAACATCTGAAAGCGTAAACCAAGCTGCATTTCCGTCATAGCAATATTAACATGCTCATTGGCGTTAATAATATCATTCGCACCTTCAACATAAAAACTATCGGTTTGGTTCTCACGGTGCGTAAACACAAAAGGCAAAACGCCGTAATTATGAGGAATCTCAGCTATAATAGTGCCATCTTCATCCATAGAGATATATCTTTCGGCATCCCAGTAGGCATAAGTTAGCTTTTCAACCTTAGAGCTATCTTCTACAGGTTGTAAAATTGGATAAGAAAGAGCAGTAGGAATGAAAGGATCATCGCCGAAAAACACATGGAAAAAATAGATCGGGCGATAATCAAAATAAGGAGATTCACTCTCATTCCATACCACTCTGGTAGCGATAGTCCCGCAAAGGCGGGTCATTCGCTCAATATGCTTCATGCGGGCATCTTTTATAGTTGTAAGATCTGAATACCTATCTCCAGCTCTGCGTGTTGCCCCAATAGTATAAATTCTACTCATCTTATTGATGAATTTTCTGGTTATATTTGTTTCTACAGGCGGAATTTCACTAAAAGCTGCCCCTGAGAACATTTTTTTGATATAATTTGCCGTATCGTTGCCGTTGTAGTAATCCAACAGCTTCTCTATGTGGTTCTCACGGCTCTTAGCGTTGTGTAGCTTTAAATTCCTAATTGATTCTGCAATAATGTTCATCTTTTAATTATTTTAACCTCTCTGTTTTTAATTGGAAACCTGTTTATGAAGAAATATCTAACCATATCTCCGCCATGATCGTGATAACCATCTTTCAGGCTCTCGGGCTTGAGATCGCCTGTTGTTTCCGGGTATCTCAGGCTCTCTAAATCTTCCTGAATGCCCTTACAATGTTCGTTAATGTGAAACCTTCTGCTGCCATCCGCACTTTCTATAAATGCACGAACATGGCTCTCGCCGGAGGCTTTGTTCTTTGAAGTTTTATCTCTTACAGCTTTAACTATTATGCCATTGCGGCGAAATATCTCAATATCACCAAGCCCGGATTGCCCCTGTGCCTGCATACCTGCCGGATCGCCGAAATATTGCACAATATTGTAACTCTTAGCCTTAATAAGCTCAATTAAGGTATCCGTTTTAATATTTTCCTCGTGTATAATTTCATCTATCATATTGATATGCTCGATACCGCCAACTTTATATACCTGAAACCAACCAACAGCAGGCATACGATACCCGAAGTCAATAGCACAGTAAGTTGGAAAATTAGAGCTATAAGGGTAATGCCCAACATCAAGATTGCGATCAAAAGGATATACCCTACCTGCGAAACTCGTGAATTTAGCACCATATTCCTGATCGAATACCTCCTTACTCATATTTCGTTTACGTTCTATGATTACGGCATTTTTCTCACCACCCGGATAGGCATGGAAGTTCTCCCAAGCCGGGGCAGTGTGAGATTCCCAAACATTATCAGATTTACCGAGGAGATATTTATCATAAACCCAGTTAAAGCCTTGAGGTGTAGTTATGAAGATAGCCTTACCGTTTCGCCTGCCAACCGCCGGTGAGATGTATTGATCCCATATATCCATCCTCATTTTCGCAGCTTCATCTAAAATAACCAGATCATACTCATCACCAACAAGCGAATCTGGATTATCCGCCGATAAACCATCTATGGTTGAACCCCAGCGAAAAGTAACGTGCTGATCTTTCTCAGATGATTTAACTACATCCTTTTTATTCGGAATAACCATAGTACGCCATATTTCATCAAAGAGCAGTTTAGATTTCTTATAAGATAGCCCCACAAGGGCAACTTTTTTATTTGGCAACGAAGCCATAAACGATGCTTCCTTCGCAGAAGCATAAGTTTTTCCATACCCACGCCCACAAACAATAACGAAGAAACGAGAGCTTTTCTTTTTTGGGAAGTGAAGCATGGATTGTCCCCTGTGAGGCTTATAGCCCATAAAGTCAAACCACTCCCGTTTGTATGTAGTGAGATTGTTATTCAAATTCTAAGGTGCTTTAAAGTATTACTTTAAATTATTAGCGAAAGTATTGTAAATACTTGCATAATGTTTCTATGCTAATTTAAGTTTAGTTATCCGAATCGTGCAAGAATTTGCACACTTAACCAAAAAAAGGAGGGCAGTATGCCTGAAGAATTAGTACAAGATACCGTACAAGAGAACCTTGATATTAAGGTAGAGAATAAGCCGGAAGCTAACGCCGATTCTGGGTTATTGCAAGAAGTGATGGCAAAGAAAGCTGCAATTAAAGAATTGCAAGCTAAATTGGCTGAACATGAAGCTGCAAGCGAAAAGAGGCGACAGGAGCAACTTTCCGATGATGGAAAAAAAGATGAACTCATAGCTGAACTTAATTCAAAAGTTGAGAAACTGGAAGGCGAATATACTCGGCTCTCAAAATATGAGGATGATGAAAAAACTTCACTCATCACATCTATAGCTTCTGATGAAGCGGAAGCGGAAGAGCTTTCAAAAGAAAGCCTTTCTACGCTTCGCTTATTAAATAAAAAGATTGCTACCAAGCCTTCTGAAGCTCCTACTGCTCGTGGATCGGTCGGGAATCAACCGCCGCCAAAGGATTGGACTAAATTAAGTCCTGATGAGCTTAGAAGTAGTTGGGGTGATATAGTAAAAGATGCTATTTCAAGAGGCAATAAAAATTAAAAGCGTTATTACGCAAAGGAGAAATAAATGGCTTATTTAGACACAACCACAGGTGCAAATTTTATACCTGAATTATGGTCAGAACCTATTTACAAGTTCTTTTTTAGAAAGTTGAAGTTGAGAAATTCTGTAGATGATTATAGTGCTATGGTTAAAGATGCAGGAGATACAATACATATTCCAAAAATACAAATGGATGGCGTAGAAAGCAAAACTGCTTCAAGTGCTCTTTCTTTTTCAATAGCGGGAACTGAAGGAAAAGTTGATTTAGATATCAATAATTGGAAATACCTTGCTAATGTTTTTGAAGATATGGCTGTAATTCAATCAAACTCTGAGCTGATGGGTAAATATACAAAAATGTACGGAGAGGCACTTGCAAGAAAAGTTGAAACTGATTTGTGGGCAGAGCTTGATGGCTTTCAAACAAGAGTAGATGTACCTGCGAATAATACATTTACAGTAGCTACATTAGAAACAGTTCTTGCCAATTTGTATTCTTTTGATATTGATCCCAATGATTGCTCAATGGCTTTAAGTAATCTATTGTTGGCAGATATACTTGATCCCTCTGCCGGTGTAGCTCAGTATTTCATAAGACAAGACGCAGTTGGCGATGGATCAGGATTAAGAACAGGTGCTGTTGGTTTAATATATGGAATGGATGTGTTCCATACTGCAGCAGCCCCAACGGCAACTACTAACGACCTTGCGATTGGTGCTGTCTATCCATCAAACGCCTGTGTAATAGCTATGCAGCAAGACATCAGGGTTCAGGCTCAATATGATGTAGCATATCTTGGAACAAAAGTTGTTGCAGATATGATCTATGGAATGAAGCTGGTTGATGAATCAGGGGATTTGAGAGGAATGAATCTCGTTAATCTTGGTTAATCTTAATGGTTAATTAAATATAAGGGGTGGGTTCTCCTGCCCCTTATGTTAAAGGAGAGTTTATGATATATTTAAAAGCTGTAAATGGTCAGGTTAAAACATATAAAGACCATGATGTGAAAACAATAGAATCGTTATTAGCTACAGGCAAATGGGTGAGAGTAGAAGGCTTAAAAGATGTTGCTCCCTATTCTAACCCAAAAACAGCTAAAAAGAAAGCAGCTAAAAAGAAATGAGTAAAAATTCACTAACGGGGAAAAATAGAGTTGTTCGCAAAAAGGGCGATCTTACTGGTAGCGGTAAAGGTGATTGGCTTCGGGTTGGCTTAATTGATGAGCAGTATAAAAAGAATTACGATAAAATATTCGGGAAGCAATGCCAAAATTCGGCAGACGATCTAAAGAACGCTTAGATACCTGCCACCCAGATTTACAAGTTTTATTTAATCATGTAATTGAGAGAATTGATTGCTCTGTACTCTGTGGGCATCGGGGTAAAGAGGATCAAAATAAGGCTGTAGCTGAGGGCAGATCGAAAGCAGTTTACCCAAAAGGGCGGCATAACGCCAGCCCATCTTTAGCTTGCGATGTAGCCCCGTATCCTGTTGATTGGAATGATAGAGAGAGGTGGTTTTATTTTGCGGGCTTTGTTCTCGCTACAGCTAAAATTTTAAAGGAATTAGGCGAAATATCTCACAATACGCGGTGGGGCGTTAACTGGCGGGGCTTTAATACCGGTGTTATTTATTTTAAGAAGAATACCTTTGATGATCTTCCACACGTTGAGATCATAAGTGAAAAAAATTAGCATAGGAAACTGGATAACTATAGGGCTTGTATTTGGCAACCTATTATTTACGGCGGGAATAATATCGGAAAACATAGAAACCGTCCAAAATGATGCAAATATGGCTCTCAAAATGGCAATCTCAAATGATAAGCGGGTTGCAGTGTTAGAATCCAAGATAGATCAGGGCTTTTCAAATTTAGAAAAGTTAATTGTAAATGGGAAATAATGGAACAGATTATACTTGTTGCAGAAAAGTTTGGATTACCAGTTGTAATGCTTGGGGCGGTTCTGTGGGGTATTGTGAAAATGTTTAACTGGCTGGCAAACGATTTAACGGTGCAGATAAAAAAGAACGAAGAGCGCATAGAGAATATTGTTATTAAACTGATTGATAATTCTAAAAAGGAAAGAGAATTAAACAGGGAGAATTTTTATTCCATCTTAAACAGGATGGATGCCCTTGTGGATATATTGGTAAAACTTACAGGAAACGGACTTGGGAGAAAAGAATGAATAAAGTATTAGCTGTGATACAGAATTTGGCAGTTAAAATGGTTTTAGGTCAAAAGGATAAAATCGTTGAAGCTATTAATAAGAAGATTGATATTCCTTTTGCCTCTGAAAAAGATGAGAAGGAACTGCTGGAAGGTATATGGGAACTTATTGAAGAAGGCATAAAGGATGCCTTTAAAAAGTGATTGGCTCTCTGATACTAAGGATTGCCCCGAAAATAACCCAGATAGTGGTAGAAGAATTGGCACATCGCTTTAAGCCTGTTGAGAAGTATGTCTTTGAGGACAATGAGCTTGATTTAAAAGTTGCGGAATTAGAAAAAAGAATTAAAAAATTAGAGAATGCTGAATAACCTCACAGTAGATCATTATGATGGTATGCGAGCTGTAAAGGTGGGTGATAAATCTACCTGTATGGATATTGGCGAATCATCTGTGCGTTTTAACGGTGAAATCTATACAACCGTTGGTTTAAATGTAGGTGGTACTGTTATTGATAGTAATTTTCGTAAGATTATTAACACAGGCTGGTATGCCTCTGTTTCTACGAAGATTTATATGCCTCTTAATGGTTATATTATTGAAAAGACATCCACTACATCAAGCAATGAATATCTTGCTTTTATCTGCCCCTATGATGGCGAGGTTGAGCAAGTTATTTGCAGGAGTGAGGCTGCCTGTGGGAGTACGATAGTGGGTGTGCATTTATCTTCAAATGGGGTTGAAGTACCGAGTGCCACTGCATCTTATACGGTTACGGAAAATATGGCTGTGGATGATACTTCTTATAAGTTCGCCTTTGATTCTGCCACGTTTTCAGCAGGGCAGGTGATGGCTATTTCTTTTGATCCTACCAGTATTAGTTATGATACCAATGCCACCATTGTATTGAAGTTTGATTTGAAGAAGGGTTTGTAATGGCTTCGCTTACAGGCAAATCACCAGCACAGTTCTATAAAGATTTACCTCATATATCTAATTCTAATACGGGTATTGATGCTACAACCCGGAGAATATTTGATGGGGCTGGCAATACAATTTCTATTCTACTTTCTGATGATGTTTTGGGGGTTCAGCCGGCAAATGATGATACTACTGGAACATTTTATGTTAAGAAGAACAATGGCAGTACAGTTTTTAATGTAGATACAACAAATTCACTTGTAAAAACTGGCGCAGAACAAGTTAATGCTACTACGCAATATAAATACTTTTCATCAATGGGGCTTGTGCCGTTAGCAGGAAGCCACATGGTTTTGTTTGGCAATCCATCTGGGCATTATGGAACAACCGTTTCTGAAGAAGAGCTTGGCAGCGGTACTGATCCCGCAACTACAAAGGATATGAGTACCGGCAATGATGCCGCCTATTGGACAGCCTTTTTATGGTATTTACCTGATGCTATCACTTTGGATGCTGTTCATGTATTTATGGCTGTTAATTCTGCTACATCAGGGGATTTGAATTATCATTTAATGAGTTATGATATTGATATAGGCAACGGTGCAACTTCAGGAGATTTATCAGGGGGGGTTGTTTTGGCAGATGGTAGTGCTATTACGGGTGTAGATAGGTTAGCAATTGATTATCAGGCTTTAACAATCCAGAGTAGTGATGTAGATTCAAGGAAAGTAATTTTAGCAACGGTTGAATCTACAAGCACCTTTCCAGTATCAGTCAATATGAGCGTGAAATATCACATTAGATAAGGAGAATTAGAAATGGCAAAACATGGTGGAAAGACAAGAGGGGTAGGAAATGGTTTAGGCTTTCAAGGAACTTTTAATGGTGGAAATTTGGGACCTCCTACACTTGAAAAAACAAAATCAGTTTCTTATAATGCAACTACTTCAGATCAGATATTTGCCATATCTGCTGATGCTGGTGCGGCAACAAAAGAAGTAATGCCAGGTGCAGTTGAGGTTCAAAATACTGGTGGTGTACCTATCTTTTTAATGATAGGATATAGATCATATACAGATGATACCTCTGATGATGCTACTGATTATCTTCATGTATTATTAACACCGGGAGAATCATTTAATCCACCAGTTCGTGGTGTAATATCAAGTGCTGCTGATAATACTATTATGTTTGGAACTGCTGTTGATAATGCTGCACCTGATGGGAATATGTACACAGAATTTTCTGATGGAGTTGCAGATATTGATAGTGCTACATCAGCGGGGATTGTGGGTAATGCGACAAATACAACTGTTTATTTAGAACCATATACTTCGGCTGCTAACTGCTCGGCAAACCTATTTAGGGTTGGCGATCTAATTAGAGTTCGTAATGAAGTAATGGAAGTTACTGCAATAGGGGATAAATCAAATTTAGCTAATAATTATTTAACAGTTAAAAGAGATATGTATGGAACTGATGGTGGAACATCGGCAGTTGATAATGATAGTACAAGGCTGCCCTTTTTCAATGCTTACCACGACTTTGATAAATATACTGTTGCCCAAACTGATTCTAATGGCAAATTCAAGTGTTTCAACTTCTTTGGGCAGGGGCGTTCTGCAACAGAAAGTCAAGGCATAATACCGGGCAGTTTTTCTGTAAAATTCTATAATTCCGGCTACCAAACCCTCGGATTATCTGGTATTACATCCTCTACAAACACAGGCATTTCTGCCTCCACAGAATTAAAGCTGGATATTACAGTTGATGGTGGAACATTATTTCAGGATTTAACATTCACAACTGATAGTTCCAATGCGAATTTTGGTGGCACTAATGGGCTTATTTCAAAGATACAAGATGCACTTGATACTCAATTCTATACAGCAGGGAATTTATTTGAGAAGAAAGTAACAGTAGGCATAGCAAATGGTGATATTAAATTTACATCAGGAAGCAGTCTTTCGACATCCGCTATACTTCTTGCTGATACTGGTGATTCTGGGAGCTTTATTGATGCTGTTGCAAATGGCAGGATTCCAGCATCAGGAGATATACCCGCTGCTGTAGGTGCAAGGCTTCCTGATGATGTTGTTTATGATCGGATTACTTATGCTACATCTCCAAACACAGGGGCATTTGGCTATGATAATGGTGAAGGAAGATTATTTGGGATGTGTAATGGAACGATCAATTACGAAACCGGTGCAATAGATATGACAGGCTGTCCTGTTAATGCTGAATTTGTTGTAAGTGCTTTAACTAATTCTGCTTTCTCCGGCAAATTAAATGAAGCAGAAGCAGATCGTATTAATTCTATTGTTGAGATACTTGCAAATACACCAAGCCAGAAATGGGATGGTTCTGTTAAGGTAAGGAGTTGGTAATGCCTAAATGCAAGAAGAAGAAACCGAAACGCAGGAGTAACTAATGGCTACAGCACCCATATATTGCACTCACAAGGAACTTAAACGGGTTTACCCGCAGATAGATGCGTTTGATACAAAAACACCCATTTACGGATGGGCTACTGATGATGTATATGTTGCGTATGACAGTGGGCTTGTTACGGATTTATTTATAGACGGCAAAGACCAAGGCTCTGGAAAACAGACAATCGGAACTGTCGCTGCCACTGCCGTAGATAACGCCGGAGGTTATACTGCTACTGCTACATCTATTGTGGTGGATGATGGCACACTTGTTACGGATGATACATATATAAAAATTGGCAGTGAGGTTTTATATATCTCTACAATAACAACCAACACGCTAACGGTAGCACGGGGTAAATTTGGGACTACTGCGGCTGCTATTTCAGATGATGATTCTGTTTTTAAGCACCTTCAAGCTTCAACAACAGGAAGCGCCCCTGGCAGCAACGGGAACTGGCTATATGATTCTGATAATGATTTCCTTGTTTTAAAATATGGTTCAGACCCTAATGATTTACTCACAGAGGCGGGGGAAGATTTTGATACGCTTATTACCCAATTTCGCACAGACGCTTCAAGATATATGGATTCTAAGCTCGACCCCAATCTCCCAAGAGAGCAGCTCAAAGACAAATCAGGTAATTTTGATTATATGGTAATTCGCACGTCAGCGTTAATAGCTGCGAGTTTTTTAATCCGTGCGACCGACCCAACTAACGAAGTAGCAACCGCCCTTATGGAAGAGGCACAAGG